GACCGTAATTGAGGATGGTTTTGACCTGTCGGATGATGGGAGGCGGGACGCTGATGAATTGGGCGTGGTTCTTCTTGCCGCGTTCTCCGGCTTCGAAGATGAGGCATCGTGCGATAAGGCCGTTGGCGAGCAGACGCTTGTTGAGCGACTGGAAAAACATCTCCGGGATGGCCGTTCCGAAGATGACGAGGTACGGGTTTTGAATGTCAACGGCCATTGAATCGAATCCTTTCTCTTTCTGTTCTTTTTTTCGTTTGATGAGTTCAGCACGGCCCATAGCCTTGCTTCGGATGGTGTAGGAGCTTGAAGACGAGGTGAAGATTTCGAGCATCTTTCCGATCATCGCCTCGGCTCTGGGGTCGCCGGACTTCATACTGTTGATGAGGGTGTCGATCTCGTCGACCTGGAACAGCATTGACGGGCTGATGAAGAGGGCATCCTCCAGGGCTTCGCCGGATGCGAACGAGTTCGCGATGCACTGGTTCATGGCTGGCTTCGCGGCACAGGCGATGGTCTTGGTGATGCGGCGCGGATGATCTTTGCCAACGCCCGATCCCGCGAGCGCGATAAGATAAATGTTCGCGCGGTTGTTCCGGGTGTCGGCGACGTTTCGACCGACCAGGAGCGACAGGCAGGACAGAGCGCCGCAGAACGACAATAGCCGATTCGGTTTCGGAGCACAGCTCATGGAGAAGTCCGTGATCTCATCGATGAGGCCGGGAACGTGCAGGAGCTTTTCGCTGATTTTGCCGGGATCGCCAGCAGTTTCAATGCTGTTCTCCTTCTTTTCAAGGTCGCTAAGGTCGACGGCTTTCGGCTTCATCAAGCCGCTGATGTCGACGTTCACAGGTTCGGGAGCCTTCGGTTTGTCGTAACATCCCGGCTCGTACATCTCCCGGAGCTTGCGCCAGTCGTTGCCGGAACACGAGTTGTGGTGGCATCGGAATCCGATGGCGCCGCTTGGCTCCTCGATGAGGACGGCAGATCCGTTGGTGTGCCGCGGATTGAACGGGCAGACCTTGAACACCCATTTGCGGCCACCATTGTATGGAACGGGGCTGTTCACGTTAAGACCATGCCGGAGAATCCAGTCGTCGAGGACGAAACCGGAACTGGACGGGGCCGCGACGTGCATCTGAGGCTCTGCGGCTTCGATGCCTGCAGCGGCGACCAGAAGTTCACGACTGACCTCGCGCACCTCATCCGGCACAGACACGATGTTCGCCATGCGGTGCGGACGGTTTGGGATGCTGTCGCCCTTGCAGTTCATGGTGCCGGGGATGCGCCAGATCCGTGCCGGGTTGAACACCGTGAGGTCGACATGCACCTGATCGGTCGATGCGGCTGCGATGCTCGCAATGACGTTCTGGACAAGCCCGTCATCCTTTGCCGGAAGGTCGATGCGATAAAGGAGCTGTGCTCCGTTACCGGAATCAAGCACGATTGGTTGTGGCCACCCGACCGAGGCAAGCCCGTTGCGAATCTGGTCTGCGAGTTCGAGAGCTGCTTTGTGTTCTTCGTCCGTGCTGGAGATGTTGCTTTTCCGTACTGCGTCGCAGTCGATGGGAAGCCATCGGCGGCGCACGATGTCATCGTCCGCCGTGGTCGCATTCTGCTCGGCTGGACCGAGACGGTTGAATGCCCGTGCCAGAAGGTCGGGGTCGACGGGGTTGAGCGTGACATACGCACCTGCGAAGGCTCGAATCTTTGCGATGGCATCGGCAGCCTGGGGGATGTGCTCGAAGTCGAAGTAGCCGGATTCCGTGTGCGGTCTCATGTAATTCGCCGACACAGCCTTCAATATTCTGACCTCGAACACATCCCCCTCGGAGAACAGCAGACGCAGCGCGCGAACGATTTCTTCGCGGTTTGTCATGTCGCCTCCCATCAGTCGAAGACGAACACGAGCAGGACGTTATCGTCCGCCTTCGGCTTCGTCGCCATCGGCTTCTCGGCGGGCTTCGGAGCGGTCTGCGCCGAGCCTTTGCGGAGCCAAGCGCGAATCTTCGGGGCGTTGCGGTGACGGCTGTGCGCCAGCACCTTCTCGATGTCGCTGCGCTCCGCCACGCGAATCTTCTGCGTGCCGCCGCTGGTGATGGCGTCGATGTATTCCGGGCGGGAATTGACGGCGGCAAGCATCTTGTCAGCTCTCGAATAGCCGAGGATGCCGCAGAGGTCGCGTGCGGCGTACTTGATTCTGCCATTGATTGCGAACGTGCGGATCGGGGTTGCACCGTAGAAAACGGTTTCGGGTTTGTTCGGCATTGATGTTCCTTTCCTTTGTTGATTATTCTTCGGTGTCATCGAACCAGTTGTTGAGCGTGGCGAGCGCGAAGCCGAGCTTCGACGCGGCCTCTTCGATCTGCCAGTTGACTTCGCTGTTCCAATCGGTGTGCTCGAACACGAATTCGAGTTCGCCGTGCAGGGCTTCGATGATGTTCAGCGCCTTCGCCAGACGCTTGACGGAACGGTCGATCTGTTCGCGATAGTCTTTTTCTTTTCCCATGATGTTTATCCTTCTGTTACGCTGTCCGGGTTTTCGCGCATGGCCTCTTCGCAGTCATCCAGACGGGCGACAAGCCGTGCGTTCTCCTCGATCTCTTCTCGGAATTCACGGAGCTTCATTGCGATGAATTCAGCCCACGGATATTCGTGGCCCTCGTCATCCTTCGCGTAGGCGGGAGGCGTCATCGCCATATAAGCGAGAATCTCGCGCCAGAGCATCTCATTGATGCTTTCGCATTCTTCGCGTTTGCTTTCGATCTCATTCTTCCCGATGCGGGAGAGATAGCCGTCGTACTTGTAGTATGTTCCCCAGCCCATGTTCTTTTTCCTTTCTGCTCAGAACGGTATGTCGTCCGGGTCAAAGTCCTCAACGTGCGGGTCTTCGCCGGACATTGCGACCTCCGCTGAATCGTCACCCGGCTCGCGTTCGGGACGCTCGCCAAGCTCGTACCTGGTTATGGTTTCGAACTTCTCGCCTGCTGTCGAGCGGACGGTGATTCTCTTCGGCTCGGCGAGGATGCCGGAGTTCGCCAGGCGGACTGCCTCGGCGGCGCTGTGCGGCACTGGACACCACTCCGGCGCACGCTCCTTCCACCACTTGACGAACTTGGTTCGTGCGTACCCGGAGTGTTCCGGACAGACCCATTCCGACTTGTACGTTTGAAACGCCACCTCGTAGTCGACGCGCATCGTGCTCGGCGCGTCATCGGGCGCATACCGTTTCCGATGGACATCGTAGAATGTGCGGCGCACCTCGTATTCGTCGAAGAAGACCTCGCCGGAGATAATGCCGTCGTGGGCGGCATGGGCGGTAAGCTCGGAATGCTGCGATGGCGGGAATTCGTATCCGCACTGCGGGCATTTCGCATATGCCGCATGGATGAGCGCGTAGCATTCCGGGCATTTCTTCGCCGGAGCATCGCCGTTGCCGGGGGTCTTGTCCTTGACTCGGATCATGTCCACGGGGCCGTGGCGCATGATGTTGCCGCCGTAGTCCAGGACAAGGCAATTCGTCTTCCCTGTTTCGGGTGAGAGGCGTGTTCCGCGTCCGACCATCTGGATCAGCAAGCCCGCCGAGTTCGTCGGGCGGAGCAGGACGATGCAGTCCGTGTTCACAGCGTCGAATCCAGTCGTCAATACGTTCACGTTGCACAGAAACTTCAGCGGCGGCTTCGGCGTTCCGAACAGGTCTGCGGGAACAGTCTTGCCTTTGAAGCGGTCGAGAATTTCGGCGCGTTCGCCAGCCGGAGTGTCTCCGGTCACGACTGCGCATTCCTGCCCGCTGTATCCTCGGATAGCCTCGGCGACGTGCTGGCAGTGCTTCACCGACGAGGTGAATATCAGCACGGACTTGCGGTCCCGCGTCAAGTCGACGATTTCCCGACAGGCGGACAGAACGAGTTGTTCCGTATCCATCGCCGCCTCGATTTCGTCGGCGATGAACTCTCCGCCACGGATGTGCAGATTGCCGAGGTCGGCCTCCGCGCGTCCGGCACGGGATATCAATGGCGACAAGTACCCTTGCTGAATCATCTCTTTGAGGTTGGCCTCGTAGCAGATTTCATTCAGGAGGTTGTCCGGCTTGCAGATGAGGCCGCCCTTCAATCTGAACGGCGTGGCCGTCAGCCCGATAAGCCGGACACGGGGATTGATGCCCTTCATGTCCTGCAGGAACGTCCGGTACATTCCATCCCCGTCCGGAGCGATGAGGTGTGCTTCGTCAACGATAATCAAGTCGAATTTGCCCAGCAACTCGGCCTTGTTGTACACGCTCTGGATTCCGGCCACAATGACCGGCTCCTCGGTGTTCCGCGACTTCAGCCCTGCGGAGAAGATTCCGATGGGAACTTCCGGGCAGAGCTTCCGAATCTTGTCGGCGTTCTGTTCAAGGAGTTCCTTCACGTGAGCGAGAATGAGCACACGGCCACTCCATTGCGTTACGGCGTCCTTCGCGATCTGTCCGATCACCAGAGACTTGCCCGTGCCCGTGGGGAGAACGACGCATGGATTGTTTTTCTTTTCGCGGAGGTGGTTGTACACGGCCTCAACCGCCTCCCGCTGGTAGGGCCGCAATTCCATTGTCAGTCCCTCAGCTGAACGCCCGACTTCTTCAAGCCGTCGCCGATATTTTTCTTCATTTCTTCCCAGTCTTTCTTCTTCATGTGCATAATCCTGCGGACCTTGTTTTCCGGGACTCCCCTCATCAGCATATTACAGACGTTGATTTCCTTTCTGTCGGACAGGTTCTTGCAGAAGTTCTGCACGGCATCAATCTGCTTGCTGCGGTTGATCTTTTTCATATTCTGAAATCCTTATGAACACCATTCCATTCGGGGGCATAGGTTCTCTTTTGGTGACTGTGATTTTGTAAATGAGGGAGTCATCCTCGTACACGCCCGCGCAGGTGAGCGCGTCCAGTAAACTCTTTTCCGAGTTGTCGATGTCGCGCCTGCGGTTGTCGGGCGGATAAAGGTCAAGCTCGACTTGAACGGGGCATGTGAATTTCGCATACCCCGTTCTCCGTGCAATCGCCGTCACGCTCTCCCGGTACTTCCGGCCATCACGGCTGATGAGGACGCGCGGTCCCACATGCCTATAGTAATGGTTGAGACTTGGGGGCCACGGCAGTTCGAGTTCGAGCATCACATCCACGGCGGCTTGCTGGGAACGCGGGCGGGCTGGGCGGTTGTCGGCATCGCGGGAGCCGGCTTCGGTTCCGGCTTGTAGTTCGCCCTGGGCTCGTAGCCGCGGATGTCGTTGGTGATCTCCCCGGTGTTCTTGTCCTTCCGGCAGTGGACCTTGATGACGAGCGGGAGGTTGTGGAGGTCGGCGGAATCGTTCGGAGTGAGGACGTTGACCGCACGGCAGATGGCGGACAGGTCGGCACGGGCCATGCGGACCGCTTCGGCATTCTGGTTCTCGATGTTCAGGCGGGACCAGAGCTTGCGTCCGGCGAATTCACCGTCCGTGATCTCGAATTCGAGCTGGAGGTAGCGTCCGGTCCCGGCTCTGGTTTCCTTCATCTCGGAATCCGTGATGACGGCGATGTATTTCCCTGCGGGGATCGGGTCGAAAGTTTTGCTGGGTTCGACTTCATTCGCGTTGAAATTGAGAATGGCCATAGTGAATAGTCCTTTCGGTTTGTTGTTCAGCAGCCGCAGTATGCGGGCGTGATTTTGGGTTTGACGGGGTTCTTCGGGGTGGATGAGCTGACGAACACGGGCTTTGA